TGGATTTGGTGATTATCAAAGCACAACTCCGCTTTCTATAATTAGATTTGTTAATCTTTCTTGTATATCATTATGTTTGTGTAGTTTGATGTTATTTCAACCTGTACTCTGCCAACGTCAGTATTAGAATGGGGGCGTAAGCCCCCTAATGTTTCACCTCCTCTTTTTTTTGGGGGGCCAATAAACCCGGCCCTTTGTGTCTATTTGGACACCCCTTTCCAGCAGGGCGTCCAGTGATACCATTTGTATTGCCGGTTTTGTCTTTTTTCGTACTCTCATTTATAATCCTCCTTTTTTTAGATTTGCTCCCTCAGGTGACGAGGGAGCTTTCTCTTTAGCTCCATGTACAGGGGGATATCCCCCTTTCTAAGAGCCCTTAGCGCCTCCTTAGCTGCCTTCTTGGCTGCCTCCTTATCGGCAGCCAAGTACTTCTCCTCTGACACTATACCCGACTTGTACATATAACTTCCTAGCTTCATTTTCTCTTTCATTTTTAAAATCCTCCTTTGGCTTTCTACTAAAAAAGGAAAGGAAGCCGAAAGCCAAAAGCTTCTTTTTCCTACTTACAGGCTTGCCTGCCTCCAGAGAGGCTTACACCGGCGCCGCAAGCAAGCCTGTTAAATGCCGGTATTAGAATGGGGGCTTACGCCCCATTGTTTAGTCTTCAAGTTTGATTGTGATTGTGATCTCACTATCGTTTAACGTAATACTGTTTACTAGAGTTTTTTCCTTCTCGATCTCCTCTAGTTCAGAGGGGCTCAATAATAAAAAGAACTCGTGCGTCTTTGGTCGGTCTTCGCACTTGTAGCAGTAGTAGTGATCACACAAAAATGATATCATTTCAATCCTCCTTTTGGCTTTCTGTAAGTTTAGAAAAGAAGCCGAAAGCCAAAAGCTTCTTTTCCTACTAGCAAGCTGGTTGAAATGTTTGTGTTAACGGTTTACTGTTTTTAAATATGCAACAACAGTAGCTTCATTAATTATAAACGTATCCTGATAGTATACAGGGATACGTTTTTTAAGCCTCTCTAGCTCAGAGCGGCTTAATGTTATTGTGAGTTTATGTTCTTTCTCCCGATGTTCGCAAGAGGTGCAAACACCTTCATTGAAATGTTTCAAAAACACTTTCATTTTAAAATCCTCCTTTTTGGCTTTCTAAACGAGTTTAGGAAAAGAAGCCGAAAAGCCAAAAGCTTCTTTTTCCCGCTACATCTTTTTATACAGGCTTGCCCTCCTTTTTGCAGAGGGCTTATGCCGACACCTTCAGCAAGCCTGCAATGCCGGCATTTAGTCGTTCAGAAATAAAAGGTCAGCCGATTGAAATCCAGCTGCTCCTTTGTGGCCGCCTCCTCCATACTCGGCGGCTATACTCGATACATCGATGGCGTCAGAGTATATTGTTACTGTCCAATACCTTTTGTTGTTATCTGCAACCATTCTAAAGGTCATCCAGATAACAACGTCAGGTGCAAACTCCTTCATAAACTCAGCCGATTTTATTAGGTCTGAGTTTACGGCAAGAGTTCTGTACCCACGCCATTCCAACAAAAAGCTGCGCTCTTTTAACACAGCTAACGATTGCTGCCTTATGTATTTGTAGATAGCAGCGCCTTTATCGATGATGGGTTGGCAGTCCTCGGATACTGTATTCCATATTTTTGACGTTGGGCTGGTGTCTTCTGCATGTATACCATAGGAGAAGTACATCGTACTATCTCCATACTGCCATGCCCATACATCCCTATCCCCTATTAGTTTGATGTACATAGGTACATCAGTAAAGGGGAACAGATATTCCCAAGTTAGCTCACACGCAGCTGTCCCCACCCGCCTTATGCCAGGAATGTGAGTGGGGAGGTTTTCTATAGCTGTCTTATGGTGGTCTATCCATATAACACACTCTTCCATTAGAGTAGTAAGCTGTTCCGGGGGAATAGCTATATCAAGAATGTATACTATATCTGCCCCCGTTCCATCGATGGCAATATCACCGTGATGTAACGGGGCAAACTCTACATTTTTGTAGCAAGTGCCGACAAGATGGGCGCTTGCACGTCCATCCATGTCGTCGTGATATGCAACCTTTACTTTCATTTTTCACCACCCCTATGTGATGCTGCGGAGTTGCACAGCATCATTGTTTATGGTTAGTACGTATTTGTTACCGATAACAACTTCGTTATCGGTAACTTCTGTGCTGTCCGTAAACTTGATCGACTCAGGAAACGGCACTTTTCTAATCACATTTCCCTGAAGGTCTACTACCTCGGCTTTATGTAACCGTACTACTACCCAATAGGTAGTAGTACGTACTACCAGCTCGCGACCCGCGTCGCCGCTGTAGTAGATCTGTTTTACATTATCCTCCACTCTGTAAATAATGAGGGATACCGCGGAGGATAATGTAAGTGTTGCAAATTCTTCTGATACTGTTACAGACATGTCGTTTACCGGCACCCTTAGGCGCTCATGGTAAACAACATGCCCGTTTGGCTTGTATACCGTGAAGTCCTTATCATACACTACAGCAACTAAGCCGCATATAAGGGTAGCTAAGTCGCCGTAAAAGCTGTTGACGAGGATGCCCTCTTGGTATAGAAATATTCTATTCTCTTTCTGTTCTAGCTTCATTTTCAATCCTCCTTTTTTGGCTTTCTAATAAATAACTAGGAAAAAGCCGAAAGCCGAGAAGCTTCTTTCCTACTTACAGGCTTGCCTCCAGAGAGGCTTACAACTCCGTCCTTTTACTAAAAAAGATAATTATCCGGATAATCTCTTTATCTGAGATAATACCCTTTTTAGTAAAAATTGTTTTTTGTTATACTATCTCCACTAATTTCCACCCTACCGCACGCAATCGACAAACAAAAACCTGCTGTAGAAAAAATCGACATATATATATTAGAGGGTATATTAGACCCGACACATATTAGAGGGCATAATTAGACCGACAAACAAAAAACTGCCGTAGAAAAAACCGACATATATATTAGAGGGTATATTAGACCAACATATATTAGAGGGCATAATTAGACCGACACACATATTAGGGTACATATTAGGAGAGCCCTCACATCAGACCGACAAAAACCTGCTATATTTAACATACTTACAACACAATTTCTTACAGATTTTTTACAAAAGGCGGTTTCAAGTATTACGATACGGGGTCTATTTAGCGCCCCAGACCCCTGTCTTTCTGGCAACAGATTTAGATATTCTCAGACAACCAAGCTTCGACTTTGGGCAGCCATATACAAAGCAAAACCTGCCGTAGAAAAAATCAACACTGGTATAAAAATTACGCAGCGGTAATAATCTTACTATAAAAAAATTTTACAGGGGAATGGGGATTTTGGTTTTGGGCAGCCGTATAATAAATTCGAGACCGCCATAGAGGAGGCCAACATACGGTATAACAATACAGAGGAAGATCAACTACAGGAGGAGGGGCATGTTTAGGGAATTAATATTTAGGGGATTAATAGGCTTACGGGACGCAACGAGTGCCATTTTTTCAAGATTCAGGCAGGAGACGAGCTGGGAGCCTCAGGCACCTGGGAGCATAGAGGACTTGGAACATTTTTTACAGCAGGCATACAGATGGAAACGGGACGCGGCACACGGGCTACTGGACAACATGCAAACGATACGCCACATGAACTGGCAACTGGAGACCGCCAACCGGATAGAGGGGGACTGCGACGACTTCGCCAAATACACCAGTTACATACTACACAGGATGGGCTACAGGGACATATACATAGCCAACATACTAACGATGAGGCACGTAATAGTCATATACGGCACGGGGGAGGCATACAACGTATTTTCCAACCACATACACTACCCAATTAGGGCACAGGACCTGGACGACGCGATACAGGAATACGCGGCAGCAAACGGCAAGCGTACAAACAGGCACGGATACTTGGTAGAGAGTGCATCAAGATACTTAAGGAGGGAGGGACTTGAGGACAGCCCTCGGGGAGAGAACACATGAGAGCGTACAGGAGGGAAGGAGATGGAATTTCCTACAGAGATAAAGATAGGCAGGACAATATACGAGATAAGCGGGGACGACACATATTTAAACGGCGACATGGGTGTAATAATAGAGGGCGACCCAACAATATACATGGATTTGGACACGGACACACCTGGGGAGGTACTACTACACGAGATATGCCATGCGATAGAGGACGCATACAACTTACGGATATTATGGAACAGCCCTAGGCACACAGCATTCATAAAGATACTATACACGGTATTAAGGGAGAACAACTTACTAAGCGAGAGGTTATACGGGAGGGACAGGATAGAGGAGCGATGATAGAGGACGAGGAATACATAACGGCATTAGCTGCATACGACTTACTACCAGAGGAGGACTTAATACTATACTGTGGGGAGACGGGCAACATACTAACATCTGACTACGACACGGTAAACATTTTGGAGAGGCGGGGCATACTACAGAGGGCAGACAACAGATACATACTAACCAGGAGGGGACAGGCATACTGGCAATCGTTACACAAGCCTACATTACTAACAAACGAGCGGGTACGTGGGGACACGATACTATTAGAATTTTTACTACAGGACATACCACCAGATTACTTACCTCCGTTACTAGTGCACAGCAACGAGCACATACGCCAGCTAGCCAGGCACAGGGTACTACGGGTATAGGTATATTTTTTTACAGGAGGCAGAGGATGAACCGGATAGTGGAACAATTTATAGAATCGGGTGCTATTATAGAGTACGGCCATTGGCAGGAGTGCAGGTCCAGGTTAGGGAGGCCATCGGGGAAGCACTCGGTACCATACTACAAGCTACCTGAATCGGAGAGGGAGGCATACAGGAAGCGGGCAAGGGGATACATACCATTATTGGGGAGGGTCATAGAGGAACTGGAACAGGAGAAGGAGAGGGAGATATTTTTCATAGAGAGCACATACAGGCACATAGCTTTGGTACAGAGGGCAGCCTACAGGATTGCGGAGGCGCATCCTGAATTCAACAGTCTAATGGACATATGCCAACAGCATGACATAAGTAAATTCAGCGAACCGGAGAGAGCGGCATACATAGAGTTATTACGGAACAGGAGAACGGATTCGGTTGTATTGGAGATACACGCAAAAGCAAACAGCCATCATCCTGAGTACTGGAGCAGGGGAACGGACGTAACGGGGATGCCGGCAATATGCATAGCGGAGATGGTAGCCGACTGGCAGGCAACGGAGGGGGATGCGAGGCAACTATTCAACAGGATAAGGAACAAGAGGTGGCATTTCAGTTTAGAGCAGGAGGCATTAATAGACAAACTACTTTCTACCTTTGAGGGGGGTGATTAGTCGGCGGGAGAAAGGATTCGGTTGGGATGGTTTTTTAACACAGGAAAGTTTTCAGAGGAGGATTCAGATGAGTAGGGACACAATAGCAAAAAGGGTAGCGGAGTTAACAGGCGAGAGTGTTTTACGCAGCAAGGCAACGGTAAGGGCGGTACTAGCGGCAATAGTACAGGAGGTAGAGGAGAAGGGCAGTGTAACATTACCTGGCTTCGGACGATTTTACTTGGGGAAGTTAAAGGAGACTAGGCGTTTCGACATAACGACTCGAGAATTCAGGCCTGTACCTCCAAGGACGCGTTTACGATTCAAGCCTGGGACTACATTTAAAAGGTTGGTAGAGTCGGAGGAAGCAGAGGAGGCATAGGATGATAGGCATTGCGATAGTAACAGGCCACCGCCTTAACTACTTACAGATAACTTTAGACTCTTTATTTAGGGTAGACGGGATAGGGGACTGCTACAAGTTGCTTTTCCAACTACCTCAGACACCAGAGGAGAGGCGGGAGAAGGCATGGGTACTATCGCAGTACCCATTAAACGAGATACGGGACACAGCCTACAGGGGAAGGGATGTATTTTTCGAGGCATACCGATATTTATTTTCTTTGGGAATGGAGCGGGCAATAGTAACATCCGACGACATAATACATAGGCCTGACTTACTGGAATACATAGAGGGCAACCGGAACAGGAAGGCATTTTTACACAGCTTAAGTGTATTATGGCCAGGATCTATCTCTCAACTTGCTTTCGAATTTTTCAACTTAGGTTTTTTAATAGACAGGGAAGCATTTGAGGAGGTAGACAGATGGTACAGGACGGGGTTATATTTGGGGGCAAGGACAAAACACGGCAACTTATTAAAGGATTACGAAACTATACACAATTTTGATACTATAATGGAGACATACATAATGACGCACGGTGCATTAAGTAGTTTTCCTGACAAACCTTACATAGCGCATATAGGTTTAACGGGAATATACAGCTACAATGATGAGGTTTGCCTAGAGTACGAGAAAAAGCTATTTACAGGCCCACCTAATACTTGGTTAAGGAACGCGATAACATTGATAGAGAGTGAGGAGACATACCCTCCTGAGATAGAGAGGATGTTAATACCTAGAACATTCAGATACGGAAGGGAAATATGAATAGGGGGATAGGCATAATAGTAAACCAACTAGATTTTTTACAGGCAACTTTAGAGAGTATATACGGGATGGATGGGATAGGGGATTGGAATACATACTTATACTTCAACGGCCCTTTAACTACGCAGGAGTACGCAGAGACGATAAACACGATATCTTGCTACCCTACCACAAAGGCATCATTCAGCCCAAAGCATTTAGGCACATTAGAGAATTACGTGAGGGGGATAAGGGATTTATTTTACATAGAGAAATGCGATTTGATATTAGTAACAGAGGCAGGGGTAATACTAAAAAGGGAGACATTAACTTTTTTACAGGATTTCGTAAAGCAGGATGCTTTTTTTTATTGCTTATGCCCCGGACCTACCTCACCTTTTAGTTACTTACCTACCTTTAATTCTTTAGTTTGGGCAATGGAGAGGGAATGCTTTGAGGCACTAGACCATTGGTTAAAGCTAAGGAGTTACATACCTCCAACAGACCGGCCACTTAACGAGGTATTTAGTTTATTTTTAGAGAGAACGGGGGCAAAGGCAAAAATGGGAACAGAGAGCTACGGAACTTTACTAAAAGACCTGCTATGCATCTAATGCCGTTTATGGTGTATTAAAATGGTTATAGGGGGATATCTTTTTCTAGAGTGCGAGGTAAAAGGATATGTACAGCAAGAATATAGGGATAATGGGCTTGGGGGGTATAGGCGACACTATAATGTTATCCGACATAGCGAAGAAGGTTTACGAGCATACAGGAGACAAGCCTACTCTTATAATAAGGGAGGGGGCAGAACTATTTACCGGCAATCCGCATGTATTGGATATAGTGCAGGTAGGGGATCAACATTGGGTAGACTGTTTTTTACAGAATAGGTATAGATATAGACTTTTTTGTGTAGTAAGGAATTTTACGGCAAGATTTTACAACGGGGATATAGGAACAGAGCCCCACAAGCAGTTGCAATTTGCATACGACAATCATATAATATACCGCTTTCCTCAGATTACATCTATATTTGATACAGAGTCTTTACGCATGTTTCGATCTCAGATGGTAGCATTAAGTGTAGGTTTACCTACGGATATAGCAGTAAAGGCATATGCAGACAATTATTTTGAAGTACCTAAAGAGTTCCTTGTAATAAGTAGCGTGAGGCATGTAGGATCATCTAAAAAGTTATGGAATACTAGGCAGTGGCCGTTACATCATTGCATGACTTTTATATCTTTACAAAAAATGCCTGTATTGCAGCTGGGCACAAAGGAGGATACAGCTATCCCCGGTGCAATAGATTTAAGGGGGAAGACCAGCTTATTGCAGGTATTGTACATATTAAAGAAGGCAGCGTGCATAATATCGATAGAGGGGGGATTAATGCATTTAGCATATGCTGTTAATGCTCCTAGGGTTGTAATACTACAGGGACCTACAGCATCATATGAAACTGCATATCCAGGACATGTTATAATAGAGCCTTACGTTTGCAAGGGGTGTTGGGGGCAATGCACAGATTGGCATACAAAGTGTATAAGGGAGATAGACATGTTTTGCATGAGATCTATAACTCCTTACAGGGTAAACTATGCAGTTAGGAGGTTACTGGATGAAGATTTGGCTGAGAATTAATGCTTTGGAGCCTATAAGTAGTTGGGTAATTGTTTGGCAGGAATTGGTAAAAGCTTTAAAGGAGGTAGGGCATACAGTACATTCCGATTTAAACACTATACCTCCATCTCCGGAAGAGTATATAGAGTTTTGGTGGGGGGATCCTATTTTTTGGGAATGGAGTCCGGAGACTGTATTATATAGGGTAGGTTATGCGTTATCGGAGGCAAGATCTTTATACAAAAAGAGTTTTGCAATAAAGGGGGTACAGAAATGCAATCTTTTACTTTGCCCTTCATTCCATGCTTCTATTGCTTTTTTAGAGGCTCCTATAGACATTCCTATAGAGATAGTACCTTTTGGCGTAGATACTAAGCATTATCATTATGTAGACAGAAGCAACTTAACACCCTTCAAATTTTTACATTTGGGAGCGGCACAATTCAGGAAGGGGAGTTGGTTAGTACCGGAAGCATTTATAAAGACATTTACTAGAAAGGAGCCGGTACATTTAACTATTTCTTCCTTTCACGATACAGAGATGGCAAGATCTTTGGAGAAGGAGTATGGAGGGCATCCTAATATAACTTTTAACATAAAGATGGAACCCGACTCCTTTCCTATATATCAACAGCACCACGTATTAGTCTCTCCCCATTTAAGTGAGGGATGGGGTATGTGTATAACGGAAGCAATGAGTACAGGGATGGCTTGTTTAGTAGCAAGATGTTATACTCCTAGAGAGTTTTTTAGACCAGATTTCGGTTGGTGGATAGAGATGAGTGAGGATTACGCACCTGTATCTAATTGCTTACCTGGAACAGGAGGTTTATGGAGGATACCTGATATAGAGAGTTTAGCAGCAGGTATGAGATATGCAGCTGACCATCCGGAGGAAGTAATAAGTAAAGGTAAGGCAGCATCTGCATACATAGGGAGTAACTATACTTGGGAACTGACGGCAGAGAAAATAACATCTATTTTATCTCAGTATGTATTTGGTTCTACAATGCACTGGCAGTAAGGAGGTAGATAATGAGGATTGCGGTGCAAAGATTGGACGGTTTAGGGGGGACAGCAACAGTAACAGATCAAGTAAAGAAGATATACGATATTACAGGCATGCCTGTTACTTTGGTAATAAGAAGGTATAAGGAGTTATTCTTGAACAACCCTTACATAGAAGACGTTATTGAGGTAGGTGATGAGTATTTTAAATCTGTTACCGACAAATACAGCAAACAATTTGATATATACTGCGATATTAGATTTGTCGTAGGAAAGTGGTATTTTAGTATACCTGATATCTCTGTTGATTTTACTAAGTGGCAGGTGTTATATGACAGGCATCCCACCCATAGAGATAAGTATTGCAAAGAGGCAAACGATATAGATTTATTAGGTTTAAACCAAATACAGATCGTAGATATGAGTTTGGGATTACCTTATGATACTATGGATGTTAAGCTGTATACTGATTATAAGATAGACCTCCCCTATCGTTTTGTGGTTGTTGCTGCAGGGGCAGACGAAGTACATAAGGGGAAGGAGCTAACCAAGCAGTGGTATGGTTGGGATACTCTTGTCTCCTTAATGCCTAAAAGAGTAGTACAAGTAGGCACATCATACGACCCTTACATATCGGGTGCTTATGATTACAGAGGTAAAACTTCTATACCTGAGTTAATATATGTATTAAAGAAAGCGGATTGCGTGATATGTATAGAAGGAGGCATAATGCACTTAGCATATGCAGTAGGTGCAAAGACTATAGTTTTAAGAGGACCTACTGCAAGTGACGTATACAGATATCCCGACCAAGTATGTATAGACTCGTACCCTTGCAAAAACTGCTGGGGAACAGAGATAGACTGGTTTAAGAAATGCCCTTTATCTTTAAACAAGGTATGCATGCGATCAATAACCCCAGAGAGAGTTTTAAATGCATATTACGAGGTCGATTAAATGGATTTCCACCAACTACTAGATCTTTATTTAAGAATATTAGAAGACATACATATACACGTATCCCCTAAAATAAGACAACATGCCCAATATATCCCACATAAAATAACAGAAGAGATAGAGAAACATCCTAATAAAATACGTATAATTAAACAGTATATAAGATATTACAATAAACAATCCCCTTTAGACAGTATTGAGCTTCCTACTTTACGAGACTGGCTAGACACTTCTAATCGGAGGCCTCGTATATAATTACATATAAAATTTATAAAAGGCCTTTATAGGGGGGAATAGGCCGGTTTTTAGGGGGATTTTCAGTCCATTCTTTTGCGGGGGATATATTTTACAGAGGGGAGAGTTACTTGGTTTGTATAATGGGTTTATAAAAGGGAGGTAGTGCTTTTTGACTGATACAGAATTGCAAACATTTTTTTCTAAGGTATTAAAAGTTTCTGCAGGTAGTGTTATATGTTTATACACGCGAGGGCATAAGCTGGTGTTAACGGATGTAGTGGCTATTACTCCTATAGTGATAGACAAGGATGTAATACTTCAGATTACGTATTCAGGAGGAGTTTCGGTATTTAGGGAATGGGAGGGTATAACTATAGATACGAAAAGTCCCAGACCTGATTTTCAAGTAAAGGGGGTATAATAAAAATGGGAGACGATAGACCTGTAGTAGTGAGACGTTTAGTGGAGCCTGAAGAGCAGAAGGTAGAGCATACTACCTCAGAGAGTGTACCTGGAGTAGTTTTAATATCTCATTTTCCTGATACATATTTGGTAGTACCTTTAGGTTTTCAGGTAGGAGGGGATAACGTACAGGAAAACGGGGTAGATCAGGAGACTGCTAAAAGTTTAATAATTAGGTTTCTTGGCATTAGAGAGCTTGGGGAGTCGGTATTGACTGCATTTAATAGATTATGGATGGGGGCATTAGAACGTGTTCAGAGAGGCGAGAGGGCGATTTTTGTTATAGAAGACGGGGATGTAAGGTTATTATGACAGAGAATTTTAGGGTAGAGGGTTTTTGTTCTATATGTAACAGCCCTCTTATATTTATGGCAGGTAAGCAGATAAAAAGCAATGTATGGATGTTGCTGGAGCCTATAAAATGCAGCCATTGCGGCTTTACCCTTACAGCAGTATTGCAGGACAATCTGAGTCGATTTTGGGGAAGGAGTAGTGTTTACAGTGGATGGGACAAGAAAGGCAGTAGATTTGAGTTCTCTTAGAGGACAAAAATCATTTACATGCGAGGTTTGTAATAGTATTTTATCTTTTCTGGAGGGCAGGTTACATACAAGTATTTGGTACTGTACTAAATGTAATCTATACAAGGAGTACTCCAAAGAGGGAATACTTTTAAGGACATTTTTCAGGGAGGAGAAGGATGGCTAGTATAGAGGAGATTTTTGCTACCAAGCAGCAAGAGCTTGCACCAGTGGGGTATACTTTTTACTCCAAAAAGATTACAGATAGTATTTCGACTTTAGTTTTATACAATACTATTTCTAAGGGGTTTACTGTTTTTACGTATACAGGCGGGCAGTTAACTAGAACGGACATGTTTTTATGTGTTGGAGAGGATAAGGCAGAAAAACTTGGAAAAAAGGTTATATCTCCTTATACTGTATATAAGAATGAGGAGGGTTTTTGGGTTGTTAAAGCTCTTCAATCTTCAGATTCCCATATCCCAGATTGAGTCTGATTTAAGCAGGTATTTGAAAAAGGATGTTAAGATTGAGGGTATACAGGTAGATATAGCTAGAGAAACTTCAGGCAGCAGATTGGCAATTGCAACTATCTCTACTCCAAAGAAGTATGTATTCCTTGTTAAGGAGAGTACGGAGCATGAGTTAAATATTTTACATATAGTAAATAAAGTAGTAGGAAAGTTTGTGCCTAGGGTACTTAGGTGGGATAAGGGGGAGAGTGTATTTATTTGGCTGGAGAATGTGCCCGGTTGGCTAAATCCCTTTTTGTTTAAAGTAGCGGAAACATTGATAGATGTTATTTTTGAGTATCATTCTTATACTATTTTCAATTACAAAGAGGTGGGGGAAACATTCTCGCTACAGCCTCCGGATAAGGGATACATAACATCTGTATGTGACAAAGCGTTGGAGGCATTATATAGGGATCAGATAATAGAGAAATCGGATTTAGATTGCATAAAGAAGAGGTTAGGAGATACTTTAAATGCGTTTAAGCAGGCTACTTTTCCTTTAGTGCTAGCCCACGGATACTTTGTACCTAGCGTTATAAGAGCGGAGGGAGACAGGGTAGTTTTTTATGATTGGAATTGTTCTTCATTAACATACCCACAGATAGACTTGGTATTGCTGATGGACAGAATAATAACTATAAGTAACTACCAGAGGTATCCGTGTGATACCGATTTTTTATTACATAGATACTTAAGGGAACTTGATGATTTAGGAGTAAAGGGCGACTTTTATTCTATTTACAATACTTGTTATTTCTTTAAGATACTGCCGCTACTTAGGCATTGGTCATTATGCAAACCAGTAGACGAACGAGTAGAGGCAGAAGTCAAGAGTAAGATAGCAACTATGAAGAGGCTGGAGGTGATATAGTGGAGGCTTTTAAGTTGTGGGGAGAGGAGATAAGACCAGAAATTCCTTGGTTATCCCAAGAAAAGCAATATTTTCAGATGTGGAGAAATTCGGAGGTATTGGCAAGTATGTCATTTGCTGTTTGCACTCAATGTCAGAAACCTTTTGGTATTTTCTCGGAGTTATGTCAAAAACAGTTAAAATGCCCCTACTGTGGAGAGAGTGCAGTATTAGAAAAGCCTGCTCCCTTACTAACCAAAATACTTAAGGAGATTTTAAAATTAAAGAAATGCCAGAAACGTTTAAGACCTTAATAATAGATTCCTCCTACCTAGCATATCGCTCCTATTTTGCATTAGCAGATGCGGAAGCAGAGCAGCATATGGTTCAAAGCTTTATAAGGAGTTTATGGACAACAGTATTTAGGTTTGAGATACAACAGGTTATATTAGCTTGGGATGGGGGGCATGTTTATAAGTCACAGCTATATGAAGGGTATAGACAGAAAGTTGACATTCTTACTCCATCCCAAAGGCAGGATTTCAAATCTCAATTTTCTTTATTGAAGGAGATACTTTCGGGTATAGGGTTGAAAAGTTGCATGCAGGACGGTGTAGAGGCAGACGATGTGATAGCTTTTTTATGTAGAAATAAACACATACCCACTAAAATTGGAGAGGGCTACGAGGTACAGTATCCTATTCTGATACTATCAAGCGACCATGATTTATATCCTTTACTTTCTAAAGACATTGCTATGCTTAAAGGCAAGGGCATACCTTATACAGAGGACTCTTTCCGAGAGGAATTTTCCGGGTTGAGTCCTGATAAATATCATATAATGCAGTCACTTATGGGATGTAGCAGTGATAAGGTGCCTGGAGTTAAGGGGGTAGGGGTAAAGCATGCAATCAAGCTTATAAGCAGATATGGCAGCCTAGAAGAGTTAAGGAGTGCACCTAGAGTCGATAGGATAATATCTTTGGTGCAAGATAATTGGGAAAGTGTAGAGCTCAGTTATAAATTGGCGATTTTCCAGGAAGTTTCTCCAGTATTAGAGATAGGTGTTAAGGATTTGCCCCGTGTAAGAAGGCTTTTATACAAACATCAGTTATATATGTTGTTAGACAATTGGAACAACATAGTGAAGTTATCTGTTTTGTGAGGATAGAGATATGGATGCAAGTCGTTTAAAACAGGGGGTGCCTACCAGAAAAGACGGAGGCTATGAGCGATTAGCAAAGTTATTAAAGGCAGAAGCAAGCAAGAAGTTACTATACGAATCTCCCATTTCTTATTCTTCCGCTACTGCTAAAAGTAAGGCTATATACCGGAAAATAATGCAGTGTATAGAGAAGACGAAATCTACAATAGAGGAATTTGCAACTTTTGTTTTTTTAAATGATTGGAGTTGGATGAGGGAAGGCGTACCTAATCTTGGGTATCTAGGTAGCGATCAATTTTTAGATACTTTCAAATGGTATGTCTCTAACAAACAGGAGTTAACGAGGAGTAAGGAAGTATTAGATTATTATAATAACACTTTCAAGGCGTCATTAAACGATATAGCCTCTCAAAGACTAGCTCTTAAGATACATCACTTTTTGAAAAAGCATTTCGCTTCTGTATCTTCTTTTTTCTCATACATTAAAAGCATTAACTGGAGAAACGGACGTCCCTCTCTTACTTACCTAGCTTCAGATACCTTTCTTAATCAGTTTTATGCAAGCGGTGGTTATTTGCAAGTGAGGAGAAACGGAGCTACCTACTTAAGTAGAATATTAGAAAGACTGAAGACTTATGCTACAGGCAACTCTGAGTGTAATTTTGAAGATTTTAACTGGGAGATAGCCGAATTAATCTTAAAGCCTCTAAGTTCGAGTAGTATTCCAAAAAAATACCAGCCTCTTTTAAACAAATTACTAACCCTCCTTTCTAATACAGAATCACCTTCATTGGGGAAGTACGTGGTAACGCCGCAGGGACGGTTGACTCCTTTGGGCGTTTTTTGGATAGCACTAGCTGCTTTTAACGTCGAAAATTTTTATGTGGGGAGTTGGAGGCAAGAACTTTGTAAATATATACATCAGGATGTAAATTCTTCTTATATTTTGGAGGTTAGACATGTTTCAAGAAGAACACGGGTTGATAGTACAAGAGTATCTGGAGTTGGGGTCAAAGATCAAAAGTGATCTTTTAGCTAAATCATTGCCTCCGGAAGAGTTCGACAAACAGTTTTCTCTTTACTTGGCTTATACGTATGCCCGTATTCCTCCAGAGTATTGGGAGTTTAATCCCAGTATGGGTAGGTCGGTATCTAGGGTAGTTAATAAGTTTATAGAAGAAGCTGCTGTGGGTGTGGGTTTGACGTTAGCAGGGAGTCATCCTTTTGCAAAAACGGATATTTTATACTACATAGCTAGGAAGTTAACAGAAAAGGGACACACTTGTTTTACGTTATACTTCGATGAGTTTCTTTATATAGTGAAGGAGAGTAAAGAAAGTAGGGTTTTAAAGTTAGAGCTAGCAGATAGGATTAAATCTTCTTACTTCTTTTTACTAGATGTTCCAGAGGTTGTAGATGCAAGCCCTTTTATCCAAGATGCAATTGCTTTGATGCTATTACGTAAAGGAAGTCGGTTATCTACCTCCTTCTCAGTCAATACTAGTTTTTCTTTAGAAGACATCTCTGTTTCTTCTTTTTTAGGCAGACTTATCTTACCTTTCAACAAAGTAAATAAGTTTTTAGTAATAGATTAAAGAAGCGGACTTTTTTTAGAGGGAGAGTACCATTGCCAAAGTTTAATACTTACAGCGATCCGGAGTTAGAGCAGAAAGTATTGGCAGCTTGTATACAAAGCTCAGAACCTTTTGCTTTACTAGATATGCTCCAGTCCCATTACTTTACTAATGAAGTAACGAGGGATCTTTTCACTGTTATAAAAGGACTTTCTCTATCTATAGGAGTACTGCCTACAGAAGCTGCTCTCAAATTAGAGCTTCAGAATAGATACATCAACTCCCCTCAAATAATAGATACCCTACTTACTACTTACACCCAATTACAATCTCTGCCTATAGACGTACCCCCTTCCTTCTTGGTTAAGAATCTTATTAACTTTGCCAGAGCTAGAGAAATGTTGTCTAGTATAGATAGAGCTGTTGCTAAGCTGTCTGAAGGAGATATAGAGGGCGCGATAAAGGATTACCAGGCAGATGCTTTATCTTTACAGGCTTCCGATCCTGTTGTTACAGTATCTAGGGGTGAGTTTTTAGAGGAAGTTAATAAGAGGAAGGAGCTTCTTGAAGATATAAAACTGCATCCGGAGAAATACAGAGGCATACCTACAGGTATAGAGGAACTAGACGAGTTAACTCAGGGGTTATGGAGGGGGGAGTTAGGTTTCGTTTTTGGACGAACTGGTATAGGTAAAAGTTTCTTTCTTTTAGAGGTAGCACTAGCTGCTTTCAAATATGGATGTAAAGTTCTGGTAGTGACTGTAGAAATGCCTAAAACACAGTGGGAGAGAAGGTTGGATAGTAGGGTTTCTCATGTACCTTATGCCCATTTTAAAAGGGCTAGTTTGGATGAAATTGAATATAAGCAGTGGGAACGGTCTCTTGAGCACTTGAAAAGTAGGTACTATACAAAAGGGGCTAGGTTGTGGGTAACGCACATACCTTTTGGGTGTACTGTAGGGTCTATAAGAGCTGAGATAGAATATTACAGAGGGCAAGGGACCCCTGTAGATATAGTAGTAATGGATTACGGCGATCTTATAACACCTTCCAGGCATCTATTTAGTGAGCAGGCAGAATTGACTTCTATATTCAGAGAGTTAAAAGGGCTTGCGCAGTTATATAATATACCTGTATGGACAGCAAGTCAATCTAAGGTAGGTACTTACAGATCGGCAAAATTAGATGTAGAGGATGTAGGGTATGCAGCAGGTAAGGCACACGTATCTGACCTAGTAGTAGGTATCTCGTGTACGGATGAGGATCAATTGGCAGGTAGAATGTCTCTACATATCGTAAAGTATAGAGATGGGGTAGCTAGTAAGCCTATAACCCTTAAACCGAAATTTGAAATATCTATGATAGATTCTAAGGGCGTGTAAAAGTATGAAAGATATTTTTATAGATATAGTAGTTGTTTGTCAACGGTTAGGATTGGATTTAAAAAAAGCAGGAAGTAGGTATGTATGTAGTTGCCCCTTACATGTAGATGCAAATCCTAGTTTTACAGTATACCCTGATACAAATAGTTTTTATTGTTTTAGCTGTCATATAGGTGGAACGCCTTTACATTTGGCAAAAGTTATAGATCCCAACATCGATTCGTGGGCAGCATTAGTAAGTTGGTACAATGCAACAGAGCCCGCCTTAGTTAGGCTCCCCCGAAAATATCCTCCCTCACTGCAAAAAATCAAAGAGTTATTAACCGACAATCCTGTAACGCTTCCTGAATCAGAACCTTCTAAAGATTCTTTCTTAAGCATGTTTGGTATTAGGTATGTGAAAAGGGGGCAGCTCGTGGGGAGGCATATTATACCTATATACTTTGATGGCGAGTTAATTGCATACGAAGCACGATGCTTTACGGGTCAACTCTCCCCCAAAACCCTTATCTTGCCTTCTGATGTGAAGATACATTCTTTTTTGTGGAATTACGACAATGTTTTACCTAGCCATCCTATTATTTTGGTTGAAGGTATAAAGGATGCTTTAGCTGTAATGTCGTTCGGCTATTATAATGTAGTCTCTAGTTTTGGCGCCCAGTTATCTAGAGAGCAAGCGTTATTATTACTTTCCAAACAGCCTACGGAGGTAATCATAACATATGATGCAGATGGAGCAGGGGATAAGGGAGCGGAGGATGCGATTTCTTATTTGTTGTCTTGGGTGCATGTTTCCAGAGTTTACCTGCCTAGAGGCACTGATCCCTGGGATATAAACACTATAACCTGGCAACGGTGTTTTAGTAGTAGAAAAACTATTGACAATAAAAGTTTTAGACAAGCATTCCTGGAAAAGTTTAGGCGTGAGGTTTTAGAGGAATAATTTTGTTAAAGAATAAGAGGGAGGGAGTTAAGATGTTTTGTACAGTAACAAGTACTACCATTGAAAAGTCTAAGAGTCTTACCTCGGAGGAGCTACAGGAGAAGACAGATTTATTTGAAACCTTACTACCCAAGCTGATGAAATATATTCAGAAACAGGCTTCCTCTCGGGCATCAAAGGGATTAGACGCTATTTTAGATGAAGATGATTACGTTTCTTTAGGGTTGGCTCAGTTGTGGGCTGCCGTACTTGATTACGATGTACAGAAAGGCGATTTAGAGGGGTGGGCAAAACGCCGTATTTGGACTAATATGTCTGTCTTACTTAGCAACAGTTTCCATCAGAAGCGGGTACCTAGAGTAAAGGTAGGGGACGAAATTATATTATCTCCGGCTGTCTCTATAGAAGCTGCCGGATTATTGGATATAAAAGCGGTTGAGGAACCGGAGTGTATTTGTGATTTAATGCAGCAGGAGATTTACGGTTTTCTAGTTACTAGGTTGAAGTCTTTTAGGGACCGAGTTGCTTTAGCGGTTTTAAGGCTTTGTTTGGAGCCGGATGACGAGCTGTTGGGTTTATGTAAAAGTAGAAAAGATGTTAAGCTTACAAATAAAAGTATTGCAGCTAGGTTGGGGGTTGCAGTATCTAGAGTAGCTAAAGCAAAAAAGTTGATATACCTTTTTATACATAATTATGAAAGATGTAGTGGGTGTAAATATTTCAAGAAATGCATACTTAATACAGCATGTAGTGAGGTGTTAAAATGCGATATTTATCGACAAATGAAGTAAGTGATATACTAAATATTAGCGGTAATCAGGTAAGGTATTTAATTAGGAATGGTAGATTAGTAGCTTCAAAGGAGCTGGGTAAAGAGTTTCAGGTGCATACTGTAGATGCTGCTAGATTTAAAGTGCTGAATGATATGTATATTAGACAAGATCCCGGCGAACCGGATATTGTTTGGATTTTTGAGGCAAGTAAATATTTGGTGGATTTGGTAAAAAAGAGCTCCTTTGTACCCCATCAGTTAGTAGCTGTTGCTATGGGGGGGCTTGTACCGGCTGCTATAGTTGCCTCTTTGTTGAGGATTCCTATGTATGTAATAGAACTTTCGCATTACGAAGGGAGGGAAAGAAAAGAGGAAATTACTGTTACGTATAAACCTTCAGATATAAAAGATGTGCCTACATTAGTAGTAGATGATATAGTAGACACAGGAGAAACTTTGAAGGCAGTAGTAAATGAGTTAGTGGAAGTAGGTGTTAGTACTGATAATATTAAAGTAGGCGTTTTGCATAAAAAGCCGGGGGCGTGTTTTGAGCCTGACTGGTATGTTTATTTGACCAAGGATTGGGTTGTATATCCTTGGGAAAGGTAGGAGGAGGTTAATATGGGAGACTGTTTTGGTAAACTATATGACCCAGATGCTTTAGAATGTCAACCTGAAAATTGCGATGCATGGAAGGAGTGTAAAGAAACTATGTTGAAAATAGAGGATAGAAAATTGCCTTGTTTCGGAAAGCCGGCTCCTGAGGGATATGAGCCTGGTAATCCAGCGTGCGAAAACGTTTGCAAGAGGAGGGATGCTTGTATAGAAGCTCAGAAGGCTGCTACTGCAGTAAAGCCTTCAGCTGCTATACCAGATACTTCTACTGAATATGATTTAAAGGTAGATGCTCGGGTTTATGCAAAAGAGCCACGAGCTTCTAGGGATGTTGTTGGGACTGCAAAAGAGGAACCGGTTGTAGAAGAGAAAGTTACAGAAATCACAGAACCGGTTGTAGAAGAGAAAGTTACAGAAATCACAGAACCGGTTGTAGAAGAGAAAGTCACAGAAATCACAGAACCGGTTGTAGAAGAGAAAGTCACAGAAATCACAGAACCGGTTATAGAAGAGAAAGTCACAGAAATCACAGAACCGGTTGTAGAAGAGAAAGTCACAGAACCAGATACAGGACAAAGCCAACTTGGTAAACCTACTAAAAAGGCGACAGTTAGGGAGGCTATAGCCTATTTAAAGAAGTTTACTAAGGAAGATTTGGTTCAAGTACTTATAGACAAAGGACTGATAGAAGACACGGAGGCGGATAGAAGTAAGAACAGGGCTCTTATAGGTCAGTGGCTGTCAGAATTTAAGAGGACAAAGGAGTTCCCGTTAACTAAAATACCCAACTCTGATTACTTTACAATTCTTTAAGAATTAGGAGGTAGAAAATGCCCGTATGTGACAGATGTGGATGTGAAACATCTACAATCTTTAAAGTAGGAGATGTTGTTTACAATTTATGCCCATCTTGTGCAGCAATATTGGATCGAAACATGTCTGCTTTTATGAGTCAGTTTGCAGCAAACAGTACTATAGTAAAGGGGGCAGCTCTTATATTAGAGGGGCTAAAGGAGCTGTATGGTTTAGAGACTACAGAAGATATGAAAAGTACTCCGTATAGAGTAGCTAGAATGTTTGCAGAGTTATGTTCAGGTTTAAAAGATGATCCTGCAAACATTCTTTCTGTCACATATCCTGCCCCCTCTCCCCCTAATCTAATCGTCTCTAAAAACATAGATTTTGTATCTCTTTGTCGCCACCATTTAGCTATTATACTAGGTCAGGTCCATATAGGGTACCTGCCTAAAAGTAAAATAGTAGGTTTGTCGAAGTTGGCTAGATTGGTAGACTGTTTTGCTAAAAGGCCTCAGATACAAGAGGAGATGACTAATCAGATAGCAGATGCTATAGTTGATTATTTAGATCCGGCAGGTGTCATTGTTTTCGTTTCTGCTCAACACGGTTGCATGTCTCATAGAGGCGTACTAAAGCAGGGGGCAGTAACGGAGACATCTGCAGTTAGAGGAGTATTTTTACATAATACTGCGGGTTGTAAAGATGAGTTTTTTGCTATGATTGGAGGTTACAATGGATAAAATTAGAAGGCCGACAGCAGCTGATTACATAAACACCAGTATACTGCTTCATGATGTCCCTACTTACGATGAGTTTATGGAAGATTTAAAGAAGCAGTGGCAGGATCAGTTTACAGAGGCAGAGAGATTGGGAGTTAACGGTAACGCTCCTATCTCTTTTTACTACTACATAAACTTAAGTATGGAGACTATTAAAAAGCAGATAGAAGAGGTTATACCTCAGAAATATAAGGAGGGGACTCTTTCAGCTGAAGATGCTGCTGCCAGTACAGAGCTGCTGACTATTTTACTAAGTTATGAGGAAAGGGCATTAAGGGAGAAGAATTTCTTCTAGAAGGAGAAATACTGTGAAAATTGCACATGTAGTACCTGCAAGTAATTTAGATTTAAGTTTTGCAGGGGACTTTTATTTCTGTTTGGCACATTTAGCTTTACAGGATCCAGAGTACAAGAAATTTTTTATTGACAGAGTAAAAGAGGGTAGGGAGGTATATCTAGATAACGGGGTTTGGGAGACGGGTACTCCTATAGAAGAGACATCCATGATTGAGTTAGCTATAGAGATGCAACCTGCTTATGTTTACGCTCCTGATTATATGAACGACTTTCAGTCTACTGTTGAAGCTACTATATCGTTCGGTGATAGGGCTTCTAATACTAGAGGATTCAATTCTAAGATTATCGGTGTTATGCAAGGTAATACGATGCAGGAATGGATAAAGTGTGCTTTAGTACTGAGTAAGCTGCCTGAGAATATATGTCATACTATTGCTGTTAACACTTTGTTTTTGCAAGATGCATATGAGTATGAGATAGAGGAGGGGGCTAGGCGGTCTAAAACAAGGTTAGAGGTTTTGATGTATATAGAAAGGCATATACATAGCTTTAAGAAGCAAATTTATTGTACCGGGTTTGGAGCTCCTGTAGATGCAGAAGAGTTACCTAAGTTTACCTGGATATCTGGAGTTGATACTGCAATAGCATGTGCATTAGCTGCGGAGAATACTGTTATCACCCCTAATAACTATAAAAGTATTAAACCTAAAAGCAAGATAGATACTATTACGTTAACAGAAGAGCAGATTTCTTTTGCTAAGTATAATATCCGGGTTCTTAACGCTTTTACAAAGGGGCGAAATCCCTTTAAGGAGGTTGTGTAATGTATGTTTTATTTGAGGGATTTGATAGAGCAGGCAAATCATCTACAATAGATTTTTTGAAAAACAAATTTAAGCCCTCTGTAGTTCTTCATTCTGATACTCTTTTAGGTATATCCCTACCCTCTTTAAGGGATAAAGTATCCCCTGAAGTTCTTTATATGCTCTTTTGGCAGGCTATTAGGGAGACAGATCTTAAGGTTGAGGAATGCTTAAATAACCGAGTAAATGTGTTAGTAGACAGAGGATTTATGTCTAATATAGCATATAGTTTTCATATAGACAGTAGCTTTAAAACTACTATGGATGACATTTACTTGCATAAATGTATTAAACCTGATCTTATTTTATATTTTTCTGTGTCGTATAATGCTTTCTTACACCGGGCAAAAGAGGAGCGAGTAGATTTGTCGTTTTACAGTAATGTAGTAGATGGGTATAACCACTTAATTTCCAAGTTAAAGGGTTTAGGGTATACTATTTACGAGATAGATGGCGACAAGCTCTTGTCCCAAGTATATGAAGATGCTTTTCTTGCAATAGAAAAATATAGGAGGACATTATGAGCGATTTTATTGTAGATTCCGAAGTTGAAGATATCGCGAGGCGTCTAGTTCTAAGATTTCCCGATATTCTATCCCACATTGATGTAGATAGGATACTTTGTGTAAGGGAGATTAGCAGAAGCCAAAAGAATCAGTTAGGTGCTTGCAGACCTGTTAAACCCCCTTTTAACTTATTAAATCCTAACATTATCTATATAATAGTTATTTATTACAAAGCTAAGTGGGATGATTTGCTTATAGGTCAAAAGCAACTACTTGTGCTACATCAACTACTGCATATCCATCCCGAGTTTGATGGTAGTACAGTACCTCACGATGCTAGTGATTGGTCTTTTATTTTGGATACCTTTGGCAGTAATTATATGGAGAGGAATGACGTTCCCAATTTGCTGTCTAATAGGGAACAGGAGGACAGCGGTGGACAAGCTTGAGGAGCTCGATTCGGAGGAAAATGTAGAGCAATGGTTGAAAGATGTAGATTTTACATGCTGCACTAAATGCTCTATCAGCTCTGAGAGGCCTTTAAGGTATTATGTATCTCCTAAAGGGCGGTTAGATGCTCCTATTGTATTAGTAGGAGAAGCACCTGGAGCACAGGAAGAGGATTTAGGGGAAGTGTTTGTAGGGCCTGCAGGAAAGAGGTTACAGGAATCTTTGCAAAGAGCTGGAGTAGATTTAGATCTTTTGTATATAACTAATACCGTTAAATGCAGGCCTCTCGCTAACAGGTCTCCTATTGCAGAGGAGTGTAGAATTTGCAGAAGTCTTTTTTTAGAGAAGGAGATTAAAGCTTATCCTCGGAAACTTTTGGTAGGTATTGGAAATATAGGTTATTACGGGATTGTACCTAAAGGAGTACCCAGTGGGATAACATCCCGTACCGGCCTTTTTGAATATAATGAGGAGTTCAGTTGCTATGTTCTCCCTTGTATCCACCCGGCTGCTGTTTTGCGGACTCCCAGTTATCAATCCCTCTTAGACGATGTCGCCGATAAGATATCTCGGTTTATAAGGGAGGGGTATACAGTTCCAGCTAAGACAAGTGTCTTTTACAAAGAGATCAGAGATCTTGCATCTTTTAAGGAGTTTATTTCGGAAGTAAAAGAAGTAAAGAGGTTTGTGGTAGATATAGAGACAGAGGGCTTTAATTATTTTAAAGATCATATAATTTGTATCGGCTTTTCTACAGCTCCTTATACAGCTTACTATCTTCCTATATTAGAAGAGGATGATTTGGCGTGGTCTAAGAATGAGTGGTGTCTAATACAGGAGGGTTTAAGGGAGATATTTGAAGATGCTTCTATTCAGAAGATAGGCCACAATTTAAAATTTGACCTGAAGTTTCTTGTGCATAAATTTGGTTGGGATGTAAAAGGGCTTTTGGACGATACCATGCTGATGCATTTCATGCTAGACGAGAATACATCTCATGGTTTAAAAGAACTTGCAGCTAGATTTACAGATATGGGGAACTATGCTGCTCCGTTAGAAGAGGCATTTACGCAGATAAAGAGGTCTAGGATACCTGTGGAAGAGAAGCATTACGGCAAAATACCAGTCGATATACTTAAGCATTATGCTTCTGCAGATGTAGATGCAACTTTCAGATTATATGAACTCTTCAAAAAGCAGCTGGTGGAGCAAGACTTATACCGTGTATATAGATTCCTTTGTATGTCGGTAATGCCTGTATTGATGCATATGGAGCTGACAGGTGTCAGGGTAGATGTATCTAAGATAGCTTCATTGAAGGAAGATTTCGAGTATCAGTTAGAAGAGTTGCAAAAAAAGATAAACAGTTATACAGCCGAGTCTATCAATATTAGATCTGCCGCCCAACTACGTAAACTTCTTTATGAGGACTTAAATCTTCCGGTATTGGGGCGTACAGATAAGGGGGAAGCTAGTACGGATGAGGAGACTTTAAGGCAGTTACAAGAGAAGACAGGTCATCCAGTTGTAACCGATTTATTAGAATTTAGGCGTATATCTAAACTCTATACTACTTATATCCAAGGGCTAAGTAATTATATAGCTCCAGATGGCCGTATACATACAAGTTATATGCAACATGGTACAGCAACAGGCCGCCTAGCTTCTTCCGAACCAAACTTACAACAAATTCCTAGGGAGTCTGCTATCAGGCAGTTATTTGTTGCTACAGAGGGATGGTATTTTATAACAAGCGACTTTAAACAGTCTGAGTTAAGAGCATGGTGCGCTTGTAGTAAAGATGAGAAGTTTTTAGAGGCATTAATATCTACAGACGTACATAATACTATCGGATCTCAGTTGTTAGGTAAGCCTCCCGATCAGATAACTTCTGATGAGCGTACTAAAGTAAAGATGGCAGTATTTGGCATAGCATATGGGAGGGGTGCTAACAGTTTAGCAGCAGAGTGGAACATGTCTAAGCAAGCTGCTCAAGAGTTTATTGATAAATTTTTTATGCAATATCCTAAAGCTGCTCAATGGCTATTAGAGCAAGAGCGTATAGCTCAAGAGCAAGGGTTTGTAAAGAGCATGTTTGGTAGAGTAAGGAGGTTACCTACTGTAAAGAGCGAGGATGAGGGGGTAAGGGCTCAAGCGCTTAGGCAAGCAAGAAACAGTTGTATCCAAAGTCTAAGTTCTGATATTACTAACCTCGCTTTAGTAAGGTTACATAATACGTTTAAACAAAAGGGAATGAAGTCTAGGATCTTATTGCAAGTGCATGATGCTATTTGCATAGAATCGCCCCCAGAAGAAGTAAAACAAGCTGTAGCTATTTTAAAAGAGTGCATGACAGCTCAGCCCCACAGAGATTATGATGTCCCTTTAATGGTTGATATTAAGGTATCTACTTGTTGGGGGGGCGAGGAGATACCTATAGACAGCCTTTAGAAAAGAGATAGGAGGTAAATAATGCCGCATTTTAACGAGAACGTTTTAACTATACTGAGGAAAAGATATTTTGCTAAAGACCCGCAAGGTAATATAGTAGAGGATTGGGAAAAGCTGTGTAATCGGGTAGCTACAGCTGTTTCTAAAGGGGAGCCAGACGCCGATGCTTATGTTGAAAAGTTTTATGACATGATTTATAATTTGGAGTTTTTACCTAACAGTCCTACTCTATTTAATGCAGGCCTTCCTCTGGGCCAACTAGCAGCTTGTTTTGTTTTACCTATTGCAGATTCTATGGAGGGAATTTTCGATACTCTTAAAAAGGCAGCTTTAGTATTTGCTTCAGGGGGAGGGTGCGGATATAACTTTTCTACCCTTCGTAGAAAAGGGGCTCCTGTTAGTAGAACTTTTGGAGAGTCTAGCGGACCTGTTTCTTTTATGCAGGTTTTTGATGCTGCTACAGAAGTTATAAAGCAGGGGGGTAGACGTAAAGGTGCAAATATGGGGATTTTAGATATCTCACACCCGGATATAGAAGAGTTTATGGATGCTAAGAAGAAAGAAGGCTGTTTAAGTAATTTTAATATATCTGTAGCAGTTACAGATGATTTTATGAATGCTGTTGTAGAGAACGGTTCTTTTGATTTGATAGATAATTATAAGAAATGTGTATATAAGACGGTTAAAGCATCTGACTTGTTTTCTAAAATAGTCTCAGGTTTATGGCTTAATGGAGAGCCCGGAGTGATTTTTATAGATACCATTAATAGGCACAACCCTCTTCCTAGCCTTGGTAGAATAACGGCTACTAACCCCTGTTCAGAACAACCTTTACTTCCATATGAGTCTTGCACTTTAGGCTCCATTAATCTAGTTAAGTGCACCTCAGGGAAGCTGGGAGATAGTATCTCTAATTTTAATTGGGAAAAGTTGGCTGAGTTAGTAAAGTGGGCTGTTAGGTTTTTAGACTGCGTGCTTTCTGTAAACAAATCTCCTGTTAAAGAGATTTACGAGGCTAGTATTAAAACTCGTAAGATAGGTTTGGGAGTAATGGGACTTGCTGATGTTTTCCTTATATGCGGTATAAGATATGACTCGGATGAGGCTTTGGCATTTGCCGAGAAGTTAATGGAGTTTATAACGTTTCATGCTTATACGGAATCGGTTGCATTGGCAGAGAAGTGGGGACCTTTTCCTGCTATAGATCAGTATGTTATTCCTGAAAAAATTAAAAAGTGGCCGGACCTTTGCAGTAAAATACAAAGTGTTGGTTTACGTAATGCAACGCTTACAACTATCGCTCCTACAGGATCCTTATCTCTTATAGCAGGTGTAAGTTCTTCCATAGAGCCTAACTTTCAATGGCAGTATAGTTATCATAGGGTAGATAGTGAGTTCTCTGAAACACACCCACTTGCATCCTCTTTCATAAAGAATGGACAGCCTTTACCGGAGTATTTTGTTACTGCTTTAGATATAGCACCTGAATGGCATGTAAGAATGCAAGCAACCTTCCAGAAGTGGGTGGACTCGGGAATTTCTAAAACGATAAATATGCCTAATGATGCCACTATGCAGGATGTATATAATGCTGTTATAACTGCATGGAAGCTGGGATGCAAGGGCATTACTATATATAGAACCGGCTCCAGACAGGAAGAAGTTCTAGTTAAGCAGGATTCTAAGGTACAGGATTCTGTCAAACTACATCCTAGACGTCGTCCTGAAGTTACTTTAGGTAAAACAATTCAGGTTCCTGTAGGAAACTGCGGTCATTTATATGTTACTGTTAACTCAGATGAGAAAGGTCCCTGTGAAGTGTTTATCAGCTTGGGGAAAAGCGGAGGATGTTTGACTGCTCATGCAGAATCTTTAGGGCGTGTTATATCTGCTGCTTTAAGATCTGGGGTAGATGTACAGGAACTGATTGAGCAGTTAAGTAATATTAGGTGTAGTAAAACGGTATTTCATTCGGGTACTACTATAAAGTCATGTGCAGACGGTGTTGCATATGCCTTAAAGAAGGCATTGGATGTAGATGTACAAAAGGGCAGTGTTATAGATTTAGGGAGTAGTCCTGAATGCCCTGAGTGCGGTGCTAACCTAAAGAGAGAGGGAAAATGTTTGTCTTGTACTTCTTGCGGCTTCAGTCAATGTGTATAGGAGGTCAGGAAATTGATTAGCTTTTTGAAAAGGCTTCGTAAAAAGAGCGTCCTTGTTGAAATAAAGTTATTACCAAATGCCATTTTTCCTTCACAGCCTTATAAAACGGATGCATGTTGGGATTTATATGCTATAGAGGATGTAGAGATACCTCCTGGAAGGACAGTAGAGGTGCATACCGGTGTTTTTATGCACATTCCTGCAGGGTTTGAGGGAGAGCTGAAATGTAGGTCATCTTGGGGAAAAAAAGGTTTGAGTATACATCATGGAGCTATTGACTCGGGCTACCAAGGAGAAATCTACCCCTTTGTATATAACTTTTCCTCAGAAACTTTTTATATACATAGAGGAGATAGAGTAGTACAGTTTTGTTTAAGGGAGGTCATACCTATTTCTTGGATTGAGGTAAATACCTTTACTCCTTCTGCTAGAGGTGTAAAGGGGCATGGGTCTAGCGGTAGATAAAAAATATTTATAGATGGGATATTTTGTAATAAAATCTGTAATTAATCTAGAGAGGAGGTGATTATTTTTGTTGGGTAAAGAGGGTGCAATTGATATGATGTTAGAGAGAAGAAGTCAGATGGAGTTTAATTCTGAGTTTGATAGCAACATATCTGTTAATTTGTATGACGAAGTAAATATAAATGTAGAGGATTTGGACACCGAATTTATTATACTTCCTAGTCAGATTGCTTATTGGACGGTAGTTACAGCTCGATTTGAACAGGTTGTATTAAAAATGGAGAGGGACTATGAGTTGTGGTATGCAGGTGTCTATAATCAGGCTTTCGATAAACTAGAGCAACTCTCAGGTAGGAAGCCTAATATGAGTTCTGTAGATTATTATGTAAAGATGTACCATAAGGACTTATGGTTAGAGAAGACGACTGCATTAGAGAAAGCTAAGTCAGATCTCACTGTTATAAGAGGCTTGTTGACAGCTTTAAATACTAAATTACAGTGTTTAATGCAGCTATCAAAACGTAGGTTAGGAGAAGTGAATGCTCTTGAACCTATTATAAGGATGCCAGAGGAGTTACCTAAAGGCACTAGTGTTCAAGCGGCTAAGGAACTTTTTAAACAAATGAAAGGAAGGACAACATGAACATTTCAAAGTTTACAGCTAAAGTAAGTAGCATGCATACCAGGAACGCCTGGGTACAGCTAAAAGAGGGAAGGAACAGGTTTAGGTTTTTATGCCAAAACTCGGAAGAGGATCCGTGGGTAGAAACTTATAGGCATTTTATACCTAAGGAATTTACCGTAGAGAATTTCCCTAGGGTTCCTTTGTGTTTAGGGACTGATTGTCCTGCATGTGCGTTAGTGGAGGAATTCAGGAAAAGGGGCAATGAACGGGTTGCCGATATGCTCAGGGCGCAACATAGGTTTGTATGGCCCGTCTTTTTCAGAGATTCTCCTTTGAATGAAGTGGGAGACTTGTGTATAAAGTTATACGAGATGCCTCAATCTGTTTTTACAGGGCTAGGTAAGGTATACGAAGAGTGGGGCGTCGATTTCACCGATCCAGATAAGGGCTATGATATCGAGGTTCTGAAAACAAACGCCGGTACTTTTACTAAGTATGAAGTGAGAGCTGTAACTCAAAGGGAAAAGGGATCTATGTCGTTACTTGAAACTCCTTTAACAGAGGAGGAGCGTTATCTAGTTGCAAATGCCTATCCTGATCTGTCGCAAGAGCTTGCACTGCCGGATAGGGAGACATACACTCGGGTAATGGCGTCCTTGTTGGATGAACCAGATCTTTTTATTCCGGGACGATCTACACCGTCTACGGATCCGAATCAGTGTCCCCAATTTGGAATTGGTTATAATCCCGAGTTGGATGTTTGTATAGAATGTGCAGATGCGGAGGAGTGTAAGGAGGAGTTGTCTAAGTCCGCTAGATCCCCTAGAAAAATGGGAGGAGCATAAAAGATGAGGACTCCGGTATCTGTTGTTAAAAATAATTTTCAGTGGTATATTTTACGTGTAGAAGGTGCATATGAATATAAAGCGGCTTTGGCGTTACAGGCCTACGGAGCTGCAGGTGCTATACCTGATTTTTATTTGGTTAAACAACTTTGGGTACCGGAGGTACCTACTGCTACAAAAAAGCGGGCAACGTTGTTACCTGGTTATCTTTTCATAAATGCGTTGTTAAGTACTAAGTTATATTCTTCACTAAAGAAGCCTGACTTCCCTCATATTTTTGGGTGGGTTCAGTGTAAAGGTAGTTGGCCATCGACTGTTTCAGAAGAAGAGATGAATTATCTGTTTTCTTTAGAAGATCCTACTTCTAAGCAATCAGCAAATACTTTTAATGTAGGAGACAAGATATATATCCCAGGTTTAAATATGACTGGGATCGTTATGGGGCTGGCGACCGATTTTATATATTTAAGTATCACTATGTTCCATAAAACTTTTGTAGTCAAGTTTGATTGGCAGCATCTAAAGGAGGCAGTTCTTGTACATTAGGGGGGTTTTTTAATGATTAGAGCTAGAGCGCCTGTACGTATTGATTTTGCAGGTGGGTGGACTGATGTTCCTCGATTTTATAAGGAACATGCAGGTAGTGTAACAAATGCCGCTATAAACATATATACATACGCCTCTGTAAGTTTTCAAGAGGTAGGTATTAGTATTCACAATATTAATACCCGTCAAAAGTTTTTTGCACAAAGGCAGCAGGATATTGTATATAATGGAGAACTAGATATACCTAAAGCTGTTTGTAAGAAATTAGGGGTTGATAACGTTTCTATTGTTATTAGTACTGAGGCTCCTATAGGATCGGGGCTAGGTACATCTGCTTCCTTAGAGACGGCTTTAATAACTGCCTTATTGCAGTATAAAGGGTATAGGGAGTGTGCTAGCAAGGTTGCAGAGATTGCTTTCGAGGTAGAGACGTTGGAATTAGGCTTAAATAGTGGGAAACAGGATCAATATGCTTCTAGTTTAGGAGGAATACGCACTTACTATTTTGATGAAGGCTCCGTTCGTTTGGGGATTGCCTCTCCTTCTAAAGAATTCTGTATGTTGCTAGAGAAATGTTTAGTTTTATGTTGGACAGGTACATCTAGACTTTCTTCTGATATACATTCCTTGGTTTACGAAAATTATGACAAAGGTCTTAATAAGCATGCTCTTGCCCAGCTGAGGTATTCTAGTTTACTAGCTGAAGATGCTTTGTTCTGTAACAACTTGGAAGCGTTAGCGGATGCTGTAAACGTAAGTTGGCAGGCGCAGAAGTCTCTACATCCTAGTATAGATGATGAGGTAACTCACCGGCTTTTTGATGCTGCTATAGAGAGTAAAGCTTTTTTGGCAGGAAAGGCTACAGGTGCAGGAGGAGGATGCTTATTATTTGTAGCTAAACCGGATATGGAAGTTGTACTTAAGGAGTTTTTAACAAAAGCAGGGGCTAGTATAATAAACTTTAGTTTCGATTTTGCAGGAGCCCGAGTTTTTTAAGAGGAGGAAAGATGATGGAAGGAGTATTAGACAGGAAAGTGGATCTGTTGAGGCAAAGTACAGACTATCAGCAATTACTACAAGCAGCTTCTGCGGCACTTTTGCAGGGACTAGAGATGTCTGCTGTAGCTGATGCAGTTCTTAGACCTATTGCAGCAGATTTATCTTCTCTTAACAAAGGCAAAATAATTTTACACATGTACATAGTACCGGGAGGGAGTTACTAGTGTGCGAGTATTTGTCGGGTGTCGAGCCGCCTGAGAAAGTGTATACTCCATGCTGCGTTTATCTAAGAAGCCGTATTAGATCTAAAGATTTGAATTTTATAAAGGATTTGTGCCGTTCATTGAGTTATAAATGGAAGGTATGTTATAGAGGCTTTCCTCCTTATTGGGAGTTGTATATAGCTGAAGAAGATTTAACTGAAGAAGAGTTGTCGATGTTAAAAAACGGAGAGCTAATTAAGCTTTAAAAAGGAGTTTTAAGATTATGTGCTTTATTGCCGGTATAGTATCTCCCAATTACATAAAACCGGGTCTTTTATATGAGTTTATTGATTCTGTCAAGCAGGCCCTTTTATACAGGGGTAGGGATGCTATAGGTGCAGTTGTTCTGACAGGAGATTGTGTAACAGAGATAAGGAGGCCTATAGATAAGGAAGAAGACGTAGCTATAGTCTTAAATCGGGTATTAAGTACGCCGGAATATGTAAGAGGAGTGTTTTTACAGACCCGCGCAGTACCTGAAGCCGAGTTTGCAACAGCTGGCAATCTTTTGAAAAACGTCCAACCTTTTTACAGGGAGGGTTGGATTACTTCGCATACGGGAACTATAGCAAACTTTGAAGCACTAAAGGAGAAATATTTTGCAGGGTTTATGTTTGATGACTTACCTGAGGTAGATTCTTTCATAGTAACTTTGTTGTTTAGCAAGTTAGACGATTTAAAGGTTTTGCAACAGATACAAGGTTCTTTTTCTATAGCTGCCTATAATGTGAACAGTTCTGTTTTTTGGCTAGCAAAGAACTTCCAGCCTTTATACTACAATAGGATAGGAGAGGTTGTTGTTTACTCCTCTCTACCCACAAAACTTGCATCTACAGTGTTTCCAGCATACACCGCTTTAAAATTTAGGGGGGAATCTGTAAAAGAGTTCTCTCTTACAAAGGATCGACCTAAAAGTGTTCTAGTTTGCCTTAGTGGGGGGTTAGATTCTGCTGTTACTTTAAGATTGTATCAGGCTCTAGGATACGAAGTTGTTGCTTTGTTTTTTGATTACGGCCAAGCAGCTAGATTGCTAGAGAACCACTGCACCAGGCAGCTTTGTAGGGCTATGAAAGTGGTAAGGTATACGCAGAAGCTTAATATGGATGCTTTCACATCTCCTCTACTTGAGGATACATCTGCGTCTACAGATAGTTTAACGGATGCAGAAACCACTTTTTCTTACGTACCTCAGCGGAATTTGATAATGGCTGCATATGCGTTAGGATATGCAGAGCAGTTAGGTTTGGGGGGAATAGCTTTAGGTATGAATTTGTCAGATGCATCTGCATATCCAGACAACGGAGTTCCTTTCTTAGAGGGTTTAAATAACATTACTCCGTATTCCTCTAATTGGGGAAGTAATTTAAAAGTGTCAGCCCCCTTAGTAAACATGATGAAATCTGAGATTGTAAAGCTGGGACTTTATTTAGGTGTTCCTTTTCCTTATGTATGTTCTTGTTATTATCCCAAGTTAGAGGGTGATTTGCCTGTATATTGCGGGAAGTGCGGCTCCGACCTTTTATATAAGGCTGCTTGGAATAAGCTGGGATATGATCCCCCTAATTTAGGTTTGGAGCCCACTTTATATAAATCTCCACCTACAGTAGAGATGAAAGACTCTTATAAGGTGTCGGATTTACCTTTCTACTCTGTGTTTAAACTTAACTTGTAAAAAAGGATGTGTGATTATGGAAGAATTAGAACGGGGCGATCTTGAGTCTAAAAAGAAGGATCTCGCTCTTATAGCCGACAAAATCAGGAAGGCTCAAAAAGATAGTGCTGTTGTCCTCATGCATGGAGATAAAGCTTTACTAGAATCTGTTGATTTTATATCGACAGGGTCTTGGGTATTAGATGATATACTAGGAGGCGGGATGCCTAGGGGTAGGATAGTAGAACTTTACGGCTTAGAAGGAGGGGGCAAAACAAGTATTGCATTAAGTGTCATATCTCAGGCGCAAAAGAAGGGGTATTATTGTCATTATATAGATGCAGAAAATTCTTTTGTAGCTGAGTGGGCAAAAAATTTAGGAGTGAATCTTGATTTTTTACTTTTAAGCCAGCTTAACTGTACTCAGGATGTTTTTAACTTAATAGAGAATAGTATAGACTCTGGAGTCAATGTTGTTGTAGTAGACTCTTTAGCCGCATTGTCTCCTAGGGAAGAGTTGGAAGGTGAAGTAGGGGATTGGCATGTAGGTTTGCAAGCGCGTTTGGTAGGTCAGGGGCTGAGGAAGCTCTCTGATAAAGCGGGTAAAGCAGGTGCATTGATTATATTTATTAATCAAATAAGGCAGCAGGTAGGTGTAATGTTTGGTAATCCTGAAACGACTCCGGGGGGGAGGGCTCTTAAGTTTTTTTCCTCTGTTAGGTTGGATGTAAGGTCTAGAGGTCATTTAAAGGCAGAGAACGGTGCTGTGGTAGGTATTGTAGTTCATGCTACCGTTATCAAAAACAAGATTGCGATTCCTTTTAGGAAGGCTGAAATTGATTTCTACTTTAATAGGGGTTTTGACAACGAGTCCAGTATGTTCGATTTAGCCCTAAGTAAGGGCGTCATAACGAGGCGAGGGAGCTATTACGTATTTCCTCTATTCGATAATGAAAATAGGCGCAAACAGGATTGGGTTCAACTGTTTAAAACAAATGCTGCAGCCCTTAAGTTACTTTACGATGAGATGGCTAAAAAGAAGGACGCAGGTGCTGTAGAGGTAAGCGGTGAGGTGGTTGAAGATGAAATTTCCGACGTACAGTGAAGTAAAGAAGTTTGATGAGGTACATGGAACAAAGTGGCTTGCAAGTATAGAGGAAATGTGTCGTCTTCATACCCGTAAGGGAGAGCCGGGTCCATATTACCAGTTTAGAACTGATTGGATTAATAAGGGGCTCCTTTTCGCATTAGCTCAAACTCTTGAGTATGTGGGATATGGGTATGCGGATGCTATGGTGTTTAAGGATGTTGGAAGTGTTTTGGGTTTAATGTTGAAAGATTTCGAGAGTAAAGGAGTGTATTAAATGTATTTTTTACATACGGAAGCGTCTTTTGATATGGCTCATAGGTTGTTGGGGTATGAGGGTAAATGCAGTAACTTGCATGGGCACACTGTCAAGATAGAGGTTACTGTTTCTAATAGGACATTGCAGCCTATTGGCTTTGTAGTTGATTTTCAGATACTTGACCGCTTGATAAAGAAATGGATTAACGATAATTGGGACCATGTTACTATTTTATCGGCATCCGATAAGTTGTGCGAGCAGCTTGTAGATACTAAGGTTTATAAAATGGAAAGCAATCCCACAGCAGAGAATTTAGCATATGAACTATATAATAAGTTGTCTGCCCTTTTCGAAGAACAGCAAGAAGGATACAAGATAGATAGTGTGACTGTCTGGGAGACTCCAAAACACGCAGCCACTTATATTAGAGAGGAGATTGGATGATGGCAGAAACTATCTGCCCCTGGGCGATATCAGAAAAAGAGCAATTAAAATGTATTATATCTTTGATGTCAGATTGTCCTTTTGCAGGAGATAATGTAAAATGTGATATCTTGCAGTTTGCTCCATATGACAAAGAAGCAGAAATGGATATAGTGGAGATATACCCTGCTATTTCAGGTGAAGGGGCTTCTACAGGTAAGGTATGTGTTATAGTTCGAACAGCCGGGTGTAATTTAAGGTGTAGTTACTGCGATACAACATATGCGTATGAGGGAGGCATTAAGAGGAAAACACAGGATGTTGTAGATGAAGTGCTTTCATATGGAATTAATACAGTGTTGTTTACAGGAGGAGAGCCCTTGTTAAACAGGCAAATAGCTTCCAACTTCTTGAGGGCTATGTTGGAGTATAATATAGATGTATATGTAGAGACTAATGGATCTGTTGATGTAAGAGGCGTTAAATTATTAGCGCATATTGTTTTAGATGTCAAAACTCCCTCATCTGGTATGCATGAGTATATGTACTGGAGAAATCTCGGAGTGATAGGTAATCAAGATGAGGTTAAATTTGTACTCTCCGATAGAGCTGATTATGAGTATGCTAAAAAGATTATAGAAGAATACCGCTTACCGAATAAAACCCCTTATATATTTTTCTCCCCTGTATGGAAGGATGATATGTCTTTTGTAAAAGAGTTAGCAGGTTGGATGATAAATGATAAGGTTGTTGCAAGGTTGATGCTGCAGCAACACAAAGTAATTTATGGTAAGGATATAAGGAGTGTCTAAAACCCCTTTTAAAAACCTTTTTTAAAGAGTTTTTTGAGAAAGGGTATGTATTATTCCGACTTTCCTTTCAACGGGGGTTTTAGGCCGGTTTTTGGCCGGTTATGGGGGGATTATTTAGTGATCACTAAACTTGCTATTACTAATTTTCAAAGCTATGAGAAGGCTGTTATATATCCGGGCAGCATAAATATAATTATAGGTAGGAACAATTCGGGTAAAACGGCTATCTTAAGGGCGTTAAGGCTTTTGTTCTTTAACGAGCCTGAGGGATCAGACTTTGTTAGGTACGGTGCGAAAGATGCTATTGTAGAGGTAGTATATGACGGGCATGTTATTAAAAGGGTAAAGGGGGCCCAGAATATATACGAGTTAGATGGCAGTGTCTTTAGCAACTTCGGCAGAGATATACCCCAGGAGATAGTATCTGTTTTAGGTTTTTCTGCTGTAAAGGTTGATAGAAAAGTTTACGAGTTAAACTATGAATCCGCCCACGAAGCTCCTTTCTTTGTTTCCGAGACGCAGGTAACAGCAGGCAAGATATTCAGTAAGTTGGGAGAAAAAGTGATTGGTGATTTGGTTGTTCTAGATTTAGCTATTAATGCAGCTAACAGCGAGCTTAGGAAGTTAAATACAGAGTTAGCTGTTCTGTCTAAGCAGAAGGAGAATGTTTTAAATGAGGTCTCTAAATACAGTAAGTTGGATGAAATTGATTTACAGGTATGTAGAGATCAACTAATCTTTTATGAGAAGTTGTCCTATCACCTTGAAACAGTTAAGAATATAAAACAAGAGCTAGATTTATGTGATAAAGACATATTGCTATACGAGCAGTTAATTGATGTAGATGTTGCAAAATTAGAAGAGGATTTTTACCTTATGTCTCGTTTGCAGGAGCAGTTAGATATGCTGATGAATGTAGAAGATGAGTTGAACTATATAGAGCGTAATATGAAAAGTGTAAATGAGCTGGTAAATGTAGATATGTCGGTTTTAGAGTCCCAAATTTTTGAGTTGCAAGGGTTGCAGGAAAGTTTGGCTTCGTTGTCTAAACTACAGCAAGATTTAAGTACTGTAGACTTTGAAATGTCTAGGGTAGAGAGCCTTATCTCCTCTAACTTGAAGGAATATGAGGCCTCTTTAGAGGATTACAAAAAGTGGCTGGTATTTCAGCAAAAATGCCCTGTTTGTTACAGAGATATTTCGGAAAGGGATATATATTATATTTTGGAGGAGCTTAGAAATGACAAAAGATCAATTGCTCCATAAGTTGTTAGAACTGAAAGAAAAGTATGAGCAGTCTGTAGGCAAGGTAACAGATATTTGGCTGCCTTTTGAGTTATTGCAGGTGATCGATGATAGAGATTTTCTTGACCGACTTATTTCTCCCGTTTTATTAGGAGAAACTTATATTACAGCGTTTTACCCAGACGAGCCTAATCAGATTAGGATAGCTTTTTTAACTAAATTAGAGGTAGATGATGAAACTACTAGCACTGACGGACTTACACCTGACATCGAATAAACCTGTAAGCAGGATAGGCGACTTTATAGCGGATGTAGATGCTAAGTTGTCTGAAGTAACTAAGATTGCAAAGGAATATAATGTTTCTGCCGTTCTGTGCGCAGGGGACGTTTTCCATAGCCCTAACGTTACATATATTACAGTTGTTCGGTTTCTTTCCTTTCTAGAGAAATTGGGGGTCAGGTTTATAACTATTACAGGCTCTCATGATTTGTTTGGTAGAAACATGGATGCGCTATATCGAACAGCTTTAGGTTTATTAGAGAGATTGAGAGTAATAGAATTGTTATATGAGGGGGTGCGACCTACCACTAGAGTAGGCAGTATTACTATAGGTATACCAGGTACTATTACAGACATAGAGATGGTACATGGTTCTGTGCTGCCCTTTAAAGATGTAGGGGAATATACGCTTCTACAGGATTATAAAACCAATGCTAAACTAGTGATAGTAGGGCATTATCATAACGGTTATCCTATAAGCACTGTAAATGGAACTACGTTTATATGCCCCGGTTCATTAGTTCGAGTTTCTGCTGCAGAGTCAGAACTTACCAGAATCCCTAGAGTAGCTATAATAGACGACGATTTTAGTGTAGAGTGGGTTTATCTTAAATCAGCTAAAGCGGGAAAATCTGTACTTTCTGCTCCTATGGTATACAAGCAACCCGATTTTAAGGGGTTGGTATCTGATTGGAGGGTAAGTAGTATAGAAAACATAGATGCTGCGTCTCTTCTTAAAGAGATAGCTGCAAAGGAAGGTGTATCGGATCAGGTTCTTGCTTTTGCATTGAACTTTTTGGCTAAACAAGGAGGCGCACATGGGTGATATATCGGTTATATCCAAAAAGATAAACAACTTGAAAGCGCAGATTGCAAAGGAGCAGGGGCAGTTAGAGGCATTTAAACAGCGAAGAGAGGTATTAATAAATCAGTTAAGGGCTTTAGGTATTACTCCTAATTCTCTGCCTGAACATATTGCTAATATAGAGAGTCAGTTAGAAGATTTGGAGAGCAGGTTAGAGAGGCAGCTTGCAGAGATAGAAGCTAAAAGGAGAAGTATAGTAGATGAACTTAAGAGATAGGTTGGAGGATTTATCGCAATCTTTAGCTGTATTGCAGGGAAAGAGGGAACAGTTAAAAGCTACATATGAGGATTATACCTACAGGGAAGCTGCCATTAAGGAAGAGATAGAGTTGCTTTCCAAAGCGAGAGAGTTATACCAGAAAGGATCTACTGCTTTAAGGTTGAAGTTATCGGAAAAGTTTGCTGATCTAGCAACTAGAGCACTTAGGTATATTTTTCAGAGAGAAGATATTACCTTTGTTGTGGATTTAGATGTTCGTACAAATTTACCGGCTGCAACTTTTTGGGTAGAGATTGGAGGCTGTAAGAGGGATCCTAAAGAGGCATTAGGAGGATCTGTATATGAGATCATAGGTTTGTGTTTGAGGTTGGTGTGTTTAGAGGTTTTTGATCTTAAAGGACCTCTTATGTTAGACGAGCCTTTAAGATCTGTAGACGGCACAAACCTCTCAAATGCTTTAGAGTTTTTATATGAATACTGCCGTGCTTCTGGAAGACAGCTGTTTATTGTAACGCACAACGATCAGATAGTCAAATCTGGAGATAAGGTTTTTACAGTGACCCAGAGAGACGGAGTTAGTTTCATAGAGGAGGAAAAATATGTCTGATTATGATTTAGATAGTCAATCTGCAGTATTGTTAGGGATGTCTTATCCAAATTGGTATAAGATTGTTATACCTGATATTGATAATGTTTTTGGGGCTTTATTGTCTGCGGATATTACTCTAGCTCCCTTTATATACGCTAAGCTGCCTCAAGGGTTTGACATTTTATCTACTGCTCCTTATTTAGAGGCAAAAGATCCGGTATTAGCGATACAACCGGCAGCAGGAGGGAGGGCTTTACAAGTTATTGCTTTAACTCAAATAGGGAAGGTATCTTTTTGTGGTGAGAACGAGCCTACATGTTATATAGCTAGAAACCAGATAACTGTTGTAATTCCTATAAATCCTAAATGCAGTACGGCTTCTTTATTAGAGGATACTATAAGGGAAGTTTCTTTAATAGCTCCGGAGCCGTCGTTATTACAGGTATGAAGGTGTTATCTCTTAAAGACATAGAGAATAGGTTGAATAAGCTGGTTGAAGGAGACTCGACTAGATTAAGAATAGAGGTAAAAGATTCTACATTAAAAGCCGAGTTATCTAGTAAAGTCTATACTTACTTCATATTTGCTAAAGAGTGGCATGGTTTAGAGGAAGAGAGTTTTACGTATTTAGGAGGTACGTGCCTTCGTAAGGATTTAGCTCCTGGAGAGGAGTGGCCTGAGGGAACAGATTTGCCGTCAGGCCCATGCGACGAGGAAACGTGGCAGGAAATAGTATACGCAATACTTTCCAACGAGTTAACGACTCCTTTGCATACTGATAGCATTGCAGAGCATGTACTTGCAGCAGCTGTAAAAACGCTTACAGATTGTTTAAGAAGTATTTATGCAATTATAGGGAGGGAAACAACTGTAGAGGACATGAGATCGTTTGTAGTGGATAGTTTGTCCTCTTTTCTCTGCAAAATACCTAAATCTTATTATACTATTCTGTTAACACACGATGACATGTTTGTAAGGGAGGCAGCAAGAAAGGCGGTAAAGGTGTAACATGAAACCAGGTAGAGGCAAAGCTAAAGGGCGTTCTTTTGAAAACGAAGTAGCTAAACTGCTTACAGAGTGGTCTGGGGTAACTTGGAAAAGGGTTCCTATGTCTGGAGGTTGGCATAAAGACATAATAACGGGAGATATATTTTGCAGTGCTGAGTATGAGAAGGGGTCTACCATAAGAGTGCCTATCTCTATAGAGATAAAGAAACAAGAATCCTTTAACATAATACACCTATTCAAAGAGACTACCGGATTGGTAGACAGTTGGTGGGAGCAAGCAACGACAGATGCCAAAAAAGCATCTAAAGTACCTGTAGTGATATTCTCAAAAAACTATTGCCCTGTATTTATAATAGCACCGACTAAATTACTCAACAGGATTTCAAATCTTTATAAAAAGAGAGGTCTTTTTGATAATCTATGTCAAATTCGGTGCTTTTTAAGGGGGGAGGCTGTTACTATTTTGTTGTTAGATGATTTTCTAGAGAAGGTTGAGTTTAAGGTTTTGTTACAGGTTTGATAGGTTTTAGTTTTAGTTGTCTTGTATTTACGCAAGACCATCCGGGCAATTTATTTCTTTTCAACTTTGCATAGTCCAAATTATGTTTTCTACAAAAATCTGCTAAATTAGTTATATACCTTTCCACTCCTTTTCTTGTTACTATCCACCTATTACTTACTTTTTTACACATTTGTTGTTTCTCGGGGGACGCGTAAAAACATCGCCAACCTTTGTAAGGTTTATAAGACAAAGCAGATTGTCTTATATTTTGATAGGGAAGGTTGTTGCGTTTACAGAATTTGAGTAGGTTTAAAGTCAATATTTTTTTGCCTTCAGGTGTAAGTATTACCCATCCCCTTTTTTTCACATGCTCCCTCATTCTTTTAGCTGCTTCTTCCCTCCTAACAGGGTCGGCATATACGCATTTCCACCCTTTGTGATGCCTCGTCTTTCCGGTTGCTACAGATCTCAGGCATTCGAAGTTTAAGCCATGCTCTATTGCAAATTTAGTTAAGCCTTTTACCTCATATTGGTTCCCCTTAGGATCCGTTACTATGAAATTATACATTGGCGTTTTTCTCCTTTCGTAATATTATTATACACAAAAGCGTAGGTTGATCTAAGCAAGCTTTATGTGTATAATTAAGAGTAGTAGGAAGGCTGCGGGTCTTGTCAAAAATAGATTTTTAAGGAGGAAATATGGGGAATACACAAACACTTCCGTCTCATGTATTACCTACAGATTCTAGGAATCGTGTTGATTCTAGTCCTGTAAGGTATGAGGTAGTAAGGATGATATCGGATGGAATGTCTTACGAGCAGATTTCTGCAAACTTGAAAAGCTTTTTTGGCGTGGATTTTGGTGTTAGTACTATTGCAGAGTTTAAAAAGGGGTGGTATCCTTACTACGAAGAGCTTATCGATAAGTGGGATAAATCTAGGTATCCTTCTTTAATAGCTAAGTTATCTACTGCTGTTAAGGAGAGGGCCCAAAATTTGGCTCAAGAGGTTGTTGAATTGCAGAAAATGATTCAGCTAATAGACGATCGCATTAAGGAGATACAAGACAATAAGGAAAGTAGTATAGGACATGAGAGGGTTTTAAATGATTATATTAAGACGAAGGCAGCCTTATTAGAAAGAGCTACAAAACTTGTAGGAGCATCTGGGTTAGAAGGTAAGCTTAAGAACGTTGTAAAACAAACTGCATTAGCTGCTCAAAGGTCCCTAATTCCTTATCTGAAAGAAGAAGACAAAGCGAAGGCGTTTGCTTTATTTGAGCAGGAAATATCTTCTATACTAAATAATATAGAGGCAGGTTTTTAGGTAAGATATGGAACTAAACAGCGAAGATATTTTAGTAGAGTTAAGACAATTTAGGAATCAATTAGAAGATCCGGAAGATAGTATATGGAGAGAGCATCCTGTACTTCTGAGAGAATTTGTAGAGTCTCCTGAGTACTGTAACTTACCCTCTTTAACCCCTATACAGTACAGGGATGCTGTTGCTGTGTTAGGGGACGATCCCAAGAAAATGTTTGATGTTAAAGAGAATAACGGTATCAATATAGCAGTACTACTTTGGGGGAAAGGATCTGGGAAGGACTACTTGACATCTATAATACAATTGTATTGTATTTATGTAATACTGTGCTTAAGAGAACCCCAGATATACTTTAATCAGGCACCGGGAGAACCTCTAGATGTTATAAATGTTGCATATAGCGGAGAACAGGCAAGAAATGTATATTTCACTAAGTTTTTGGAAAGATTAAAGAGGTGTAAGTGGTTTAGTACTCATTTTAACATTTTCCAATCTGGTAGGTTAGTTGCTAAGCGCAATCCTAATGCTTTAGGTAACATACAGATTGGAGCCTCAATGGTAACTTTTCCGCATAACGTTAGAGCTATTTCCGAGTCTTCCGAAAATGAGAGTTATGAAGGTTATAATATTATAGTATGGATCATGGATGAAGCTTCTGCATTTAAGTCATTGAAACGTATAGAGAATGCAGGAAGTATATATAACACCCTGAAAACGTCTGCTAATACCCGATTCGCGAATAGGTGGAAAGGCTTCGTATTATCGTACCCCAGAGCAGAAGAAGATTGGGATTTTACTATAAAGCTGTTTAAAGAGTCTAAGCTGCCTACCTCTACCAACATGTACAGCAGTAGACATGCATCTTGGGAGGTTGCTCCTAAGTCTCTATATCCTGGAGGCACTTTTAAATTTAGATATGAAGTCGGTGAGCAGGCAATAGAGCTAGATGTACCTACCTGTTTACGAGAGGAATTTGAGAAGTTTCCTGAGAAATCTTTAAGCACTTATTGTTGTATTCCAGTAAGAGCAGAGGGCGCGTTTATTGAGGCTCCCGGTATAATTTCAAAAGTTTTCAGCGACAGAGAACCTATTTTCCTTGTAGAGTCTATAATACTTGAGACTGACTCCTCCTCCGGAACCCCTTTTAGAAGTTTAGGCTATAGAATCGTAAAGTGGAATCAACTTTTATTCGATAAAAGTAAAAGATATGTAGCTCATATAGATTGTGGATTAAGTCAAGATAGGGCAGCTTTAGTAGTAGCACACGGGGAATACTCTTTAGTTGAAATGTTATATAGTGACGGCCATACAGAAAAACATTGGGTTCAAAAGGTGGTAGAAGATGCACATGTTGTTTATGAACCTGATCCGAAGAGTAATTTAAGAGTCTCACTTAACAATATTGCAGATTTGTTGCTTGATATAGCTGCTGTTGTTCCTTTAGCTGCAGTTACGTTCGACCACTGGCAATCAGCTTCCTTAGTAGAGACTTTGACGTTTAAGGGTTTGAGTGTAAAAGAGCATAACATAAATAGAGATGACTATGAGTTATTAAAAAGCCTTATATATACAGGTGATATAGATTTACTTAGATCTGATCTAACGGAGAAGGAATTGTATCAATTAAGAAGAGTGGGAGGTAATATAGACCATCCGCAGGGAGGGAGTAAGGACCTTGCAGACTGTTTAGCAGGTGTAGTTAGGCTGTTGGTAGGGAATACTAGAGTTACAGAACCCAAAGGGGAGATAAAATCAGTACCTGTAATCGCTCCTGCATATACACACAGNCCAACTGATTTTAAGGTAGGTCCGAGTACAGGTGTTGTAGGCAAACCTAAAACAACTAATATTTCTCCCAAACTTCCAGAGATACCTTCTCTAGACAGTTTTAGAAGGCAAGATTATCCTTCTGCCCGTACATTTACAAACCAGTCCAGTTACGCACGTAACGGAAAGATATATTCCCCTAGAATAAAGGAGTTAAGATAGAGTGACTATGATTAATATAGCATACTTTTTAAAAGACGTATCTGAAGAGCTGCAAAACTGTGAACAATACTTACGCAATTATGTGATAGATTTACAACTTCTTCGGAAAAGTATTGAAGACTTAGAGGCTTTTATATCAGAGTTAGAAAAATCTTCTGAATACAAGTTAGAATACTATGAAAGTTACGGAATTCCAGAAGATGAGGATATCGAGGATATTGAAGGAGAGGATGAGAATGGCTAAAGAGTTTGAAACCAGTACTGTAGTTAGTCATATTACAGCACCTATTAGAGAGGGAGGGGGCAGAACTCAACTAGTGTCAGGTGCTCCAGTTAAGATTGTTAAAGCGCGTCCGGGGTCTAGGGGACAGGATACAGAGGTTACTGTTGTAAACCCGCCCCCAGATGATTGGATACCTACTGATCTTTCTATACCAGAAAGAGGACGAGAGACTGGATTTGCAGAGTTTTATAGAATGTATAAGTCTGCATATGAGAGCGATACGGATACCTACCCTGTAGAAGGTATGTTAGATGAATCCGAGTATAAGAGGATCTTAGAGGCAGCTGAAAAACAAACAGATCGCTTTAGAGTCTCAAGAGATCCTGTAACTAAAGTACCAAATAATTGGGCTGCTATAGATAGGCAACCTGACTCCGATAAGTTTTTCGGCGATAATAAGGAACCCGAGACTGATGCAGCTTTAAATCGTATACAGTTTATTGAACAACCCAAAGAAAAGGTGGATTATAAGACATCTAAAGCAGTCCCTATTAAGTTTTTGGGAGGCAAGTGATGAAGCTGCAAAATATGACAGGTAGTTATATAAAGATTACAGCTTTAGGGATATCTGTTGCCCCAAAGGAAGTTATAGATTTAGGAGACATAAAGGAGAAGCAAGTTCTATACGAAATAAACAGGGCAATAGATAAGGGTTGGTTTAGTATACAAAAAGATGCTTCTAATGTAACTACCCCCAAATTAACAGGCCTTCGTAGAGCTGTTTTCGTTTCCACCTAAAACCCACTTTTCTAGATAAAAAGGAGAATTTTAATTATGTTTATAGAAGATGACTTTCAAACTGCACCTGATTCTGACCTCCCTTCTATAGGTCGGGTATATGGTGCTGTAGATTTTAACGGTATTAAAGATGCCATACCAGATTGGATGTTATTGGAGGAAGTACCTGAAGATTGGACTCCGGGGGCTATAAAGCAAGAGGACGAGGATGATGTACCTGAGTTTATTAAAAATTTACCTGAAGACGCTTTTACTGACAAAGCTACTGTTAGGGTAATCCAACTTAATCCAGATAAGAATCCTACCAAAGTAGTAGATAGGGAGTATCTTTTGTCAGACAAATCTGATCTTATAAAAGATTCTGCAGAGCTTCTAAAGCACGTACTGCATTCTTTAATGCCTACCATTTTTGCTGCACAGCCTAATTTAACTCGTATAGAGGTAGGAGATGTAGATGAAGATGGGCATGTAAATTCTGGAAGGGTAATATGGACAGTAGAGCTGTCAGCTTCAAATCAACCAGGTATCTATAGAACACAGCAGTCCACCCCTTTAAGGAAGTCTAGGGTAGAAATTCCTATAGTTGTAAAGGATGGTTTGTTAGTAAGACCTATGGTAATGGTTACGGCTTCCAATAAGCTGTTCCCGCTTACTGTAGAAGGATGTCAATTGTTGTTAGGTTGGAAAAGTAAACCTGTTGTTAAAAAAGGACCGCCAAGGGTAGAATTATCATGGCAGCCAGAAAGAGATTATAGAGCATTTTAATTTTTAGGGAGGTCAGAATAAGATGGCAGAGTCTTTGATTAAGGGAAATGTTCCTGATTGGTTTCAAGTAGAAGGTGACCTAGATGAGTCTACTACTCCTATTATTGTAAGGGAAGAGGAGAACGGTACTTGGTCTGTTGTCAGGGCACATCTAGGTAAGGATTTGGAAGTAGATGCTGGGTATCCTACAAAGGAGGCTGCATACCATGCTGCTTTGTTAGGAGATGAAGGAAGCGGTATTGTAATAGAGTCCCGCCGTCGGTCTTTAGTTAAACATGCAGATATAAGACCGGGTATGGTTGTAGAGTATGCAGAGGAGCCTGTTACTGTTATAGCTGTAGATGGCGATACTGTAGAGGTAATTACTCAAGAGGGCAAGCGCTTCTTTGTAGATCGCAGCCAAATAGATGCTAAAGAATTACCTGCTTCCGAGACTACAGAAACATCTTGTGGGCTAGAGGAAGTCAAGGAAACATCTTGTGGTCCAAAAGAGTCAGAAGAGGAGAAAAGCGAAGAGGAAATGAAGGAAGGTCCTCCAGTTACTATTGTTACGATGCCCTCTTATCCGGGAGAGCGTTTATATCCTACAGGCATTAAAGTGATACTTACTGCTCTTCGCATTCCTTATAAAGAGGCTGCAGGAACCATTTGGGTTAAAGTAGCAGATAAGTTGGAGTATAATCCACAGAATAGTACTTACAGAGTTTTCGACTCTGAGGGTAATCCTGTTTCCAATGTTATGAATAGAGACGAGGCGGAAAAATGGTTGTTGGAGAATTACCCTATAGGCAGAGAAACTGTAAGCTCCTTACTCCATAAAGCAGCTTACCCTCCAGGAACGACTGTAGAACTACCTGCAAAACAGGAAACAAGTATAAGCCCTTCTACCAAGGTTATGCCTGCTGAAAATGTAGAGTTGTATCCTGAACAGGTTGCTTCTGTATCGCCTGCAGTATCGGCAATACTTAAACAGAGGAAAGCATCTATTAACATAGTAAGGTTGGCAGAGGTATTAAAACAGTCTCAAGATGAACTAGTGCAAGATCAAGCTTTAGATGAGATGGCTGCTAAGTCACCTCCAGTTTGCAAAAAGTGTGGAAAACCCCACTGGCCTTTCCAAAAGTGCCCCACTGAGGAACCAACTACCGAAAAATCCGCTGCAGTGTATATAGGCAAGGGCAGTTTTGTTTATGTTCCTGCATACGACGAAGAGGCAGAGGTTGTAGGCAAAGAAGGGAACATGCTCCATATAAAAAGGCCTGGAGGAACTTACGATTACGTTCGTATGCAAGATGTAAAGTCAATAGACAGCCAGGAGCCTGTTAAATGGGCTGGCGGAGTACTTTCTGCCTCTCAAGTAGCAGCTTACTCTACCGCAGTAGCTGAAAAAATGCAGGAGTTGGGTA